GCCAACTGCATCACGAATGATGTCTTTCCGTTGCCCGACGAACCCCAGATGATCCACGTGCCGGTTTTCGCCGGCTTGCCAAGGGATGCTTCCCATGGACCATCGAACTCCAGCGATGGTATTTTCATCTCGATGATTTCAGTCGGGCTGTATGCTCTTTTTTGTTTCATTGCTGTTGTTTTATGTAGTATTACATGAGACACCACCAGATTGCCGATGCGAAAGCGGCAGCTTCAGCCCACAGCACTTTTCTGGTACAAGTGCTCGACGCCAATATGTAGATGATGTAAGGCACCCACACGCATAAGCAGATGGGGTTATGAAGCGCCACTACCAATGTCGCACTTCCACCGGCAAGGAATGCACCTACATAGTGTGCTGCCAGCATATCCTTCTTGAACAATGGTGTCACGGCCACGATGCCCATACCGACTGTCACGAGGAAGCCAAGAAACTTGAAGTTCTCCTCGGCCTTGTCGATGATGGTAATTCCTATTAGCACGCCGCTGCAGAACATCACGGCTCCGAATAGCCATTTCCATTCGCGGTCAAGCGCAAACACGCTGCTCGATAGTGAGGTGGGCAAACCGCCATCCATAATCGATACCATCACGGTGTAGCATACCACCACGAAAGCCGCTGCCAATACAAACTCTGTCATTTTGCACCTCCTTTCAACTTCTCTATCATCATGTCTGCGCACTCGATGGCGTATTTGACGCTATCGCCATTTGAAGCACCAATAAAGTTTATGAAAGCAGGCAGCGCTTCCTTTGCAATCTCATACCTGCGCTGTTCCCAGTCAATATGTTTGTCGTTTGCGTGACGCAACTCCTGGCGGATGCCGATGACGGCTTCCATCGCTTGCATCTCTATCTTAGTAATCATGCTGCACCTCCCTTCTTCATCTTCTCGATCTCGGTATAGACACGTCGCAAGCCTCCGCCCGACAAGTTCACAATCTGGCGAATGTCTGCACCTTCCGGAGCATTGATCTTCGCAACAATCGCTGCTTGTGCGCGTAGGAATTTCTGACGCTCTTTGCCGTCATCTGGCGTTACCTTGCTGAACGTATCGCCATAGCGGCTGAGGATTTCGGTATAGCCCACCTTCTCGCCTTCCACGAAACGGTTGATTTTGGCTTTTAGCCCGTCAGCACCCATCATATACCAAGCACAGCATCGCTCGGTCGCGTTCCATAGGGCTTTGAGCTCCAAAAAGGCTTCATACTGCAAGTCGCCGGCCTCATCCAATATGATGAGAGGACTGTCCAACACGCGCAGGTAGGCCACCAAATCCTCGTAGATTCCCACATACTGCGTCCGGTGGTGCTCACGCCGAACTCCTTGGCTATGTTTTTCACCAGGTTGAGTTTGGTCTTCACCTGTGAGCAATCGATATAAACAGCGTTTTTGTGCGATTTCACGTAGGTTCTGGCAGTGAATGTCTTGCCTATGTTCGGCATGTCGCACATGATGGCACTGATACCGCTGCTTTGGCACAACTCCAGCTGTGCGGTGATGAACGCGTATGTCGGTGTCTCTGCCACTTTCCACTCTATTTCCTCACGCAGCACCACGCCCAACCTGCGAGCCATGCCCACCCAGTTGGCATCGCTAATCTGACGGTCGAAGTTGCCTTTCTTGATAGCATTGTACACGCTTGCACTAATTCCCAAGCTCACGGCGTGTTTCGCGTCGCTGGGATAATTTGTACGATCGCCCGAAATGGCGTCCGTGATTCTTTTCTTGATGTCGTCTGTGATTTTCATCTTATTACTGTTTGAATGTCATTAGAATGTCGTTCTTATGTGGATGCAACACCGGCATTTGCCCAGCGTCTCGTGTCCATATACTCTCCATAGTCCTCGTCTTCCTGCGGAAGTGTTTTTACTTCGACAGGACTGGCGTCAATAGTCTCAGGGATAATGTCGTCTCCCTTGGGGATGACGGCAACCTTGTCAATCTTCTCGTCCTTCATCATCTTGTCGAACTGGCTCACATACTTTGCCTGTTCTGTGTAGGCAGCCTTGTCGGCATCCGTCTGCTCGGCAGTGGCTTCGTTATAGCGTTCTACCTGCTTGCATACGCAGATATATTCGCCATTCTGCCACAGATACACCTCGCCGATATTCCCATCTGCGTCAGCCAGCCAGTAGGCATCCACCTTCATGTTTCTCGGTGCCAGCTTTTCTATCTCGCGCGGACTGGGCAGCCCATACTGCTTGTATTGCACGGTGCAGTACATGTTCTGCTTGATAGTGGTCTGCGTGTGCTCACCGATATAGCGGTAGAGGATAGGCTTGTCCCACGGCTTCAGGTCTGGATTCTGGCGGGCTGCCAGCACGTCCCACCGTGTCATGCCAGGGTACATCTTCTGGTTGGGGTGCAACTGGTGGTTGTAGTCGTTGATGGCTCTGATGTCATCTGCCACAAGCTCCTCGTAAGCGTAGCTCTTTTCGCGCCACGTGTTGTTGAGTTCGTCGTACACCTTTTCCACCTTAGGGCGGTTTGCCTCCAGTGCTGCATACCATCGTCCGATACCTACCTGTAGCCGCTTCTCTGTGCCATACTTCTTCGCCCTGTTGAAATGCTCGGCACGCTTTTCACGTGAGTTGCCAGGATTACACCAGCGTATCATCGGGAATACCACACCAGCCTTCATCAGTCCGTCCGCGAACGTTGCCACCAGGTGATGCTCCACTTCCAGCTCTGCCGGTATGTACCAACCGTTCCTGTCAAGTGTCTGGAACATGTTGCGCATGCAGTCGAGGAATAGGTCGCGGGTCTTCAGACGGTTGTATGCGTAACCAACCACACAGCCACTCACCACGTCGTAGGCGTAGTAGGCTTTCACGCGCTGACCATTGTGCATCGGGCGCGGCAGGTCGCGGTCGTCAAGCGAAATCTTGCTCAACGCATAGACGCCATGCTTGCGCAGATGGTAGGGGCGGTACTTGTTGTTGAAGTCCCACTGTGTGTCGTGCAGTTTCGACCTCAACGCCCTGTTCTTTGGGGTGTTTAGGTAGTTGGCGATGGTCGCCTCACTCAACACCAGCGGATTGCCCTTCTTGTCGGTGAAATCGCATGGGTCGAACACTTCGCCTGTCTCCACGTCTGCCACCACAAGTTCGCCTTGCACAAACATGTTGTACATTTCCGCTACGGTTGCATTGTAAGGGCGCTCAGGCAGGCTGTCAAGGCTCAATATCAGACGCTCGATGCGGTAGTTCACTTTCCTCGTGTTCTGGTTCTTGAACTTGCCACTAATCAGAGCTTCGTAGCCGTTCTTCTGAAAGGTGTTCACACGCTCGCGAAACCGGTGAGGACTCAACGGTAGCGTGTGACGAAACTCCGCCTGATAGTAGCTGATGGCTCCGGCCATCTCGCCCCAGTTGATTGTAGTCCCGTGCATTGCCTTGCGCATGATGTTCGTGTCAGCCATCACAGCAAGCACGGCATTCAGCACGCTCGCATTCACCGTATATTCATCGATATGCTGCGGCGGTAGTGCGCTGCCGTCGGCAAAACGGTAACGCGTGTAGTAGCTTCGTGCGTCAGCATCCAGATGGTAGTGCTGCGCAAACCATTCTTTCAGAATGTCAACTTCCATATCTCCGTACTTTGCTTTGATGCGCTCTTTGAAACGAACCGGCAACGTGGCAACTTCGACCAGCGCGTATTCGCCTGGACCGCCACCACGACGCACTATATTGATTTGGCCTCGTTTGGCAAGCTGCTTATAGTTGGCAACAGTCATGATGGGGGCAAGTATGTCCTGCGGCAATTCCGTGGGGGCGCAGCCGTTCAATGCGCGGCTGTGGCTCCAGTCCACCTCGCCATTCAACGCCCGTGGACGGTCGTCGTAGGTCAGGTCGTTAGCCGATATGCACAATATCTTGCCGTAGTATTCCATATCAATAGCTCATTGCCAATAGTCCGGCTGACTGCTGGATCTGCATAAACGTAGGGATGTCAACATTCACGTGGTGTTCCTGCACCTTGCCGTCGGCATACACCATCACGTCGCCGGTGCGCTTCGATGCCACAATCTTCACATGCTCGCCAAT